AGTAGGTGCAAGCACGGCTTTAACATCTAATTCGAAGATGTTCGGAGTGACGTTAGTGTTATTAGCGAAAGATAAAAATGTGGCTGCGTTGCCAAAAACAAAACTACCAGAGCTGAGATCTACGAATGTACCTGACTCGTTTCCAGTTGGTATATTGCGATTAGAGGATCTAGTAAAAATGTTAGAAGGGATCGCATCGGACCCACTATTTTGTAACGTCCCCGCAGTTATAGCGCCTAAGTCTGCGGTAATAGCAGAAAGCTCATTTACGGTAATTTTGTTGGCAGTTACCGCACCGTTTGCAATTTTTACCTGTGTGACAGCGCTGTCTTCGATCTTCCCTGTAGTAACTTCTCCATCGGCAATGTCGTTTTCTTTGGTTCTAACGGATGTGCCAGTAAAGCTGTTCGTTTTGGCTGACTCATTACCTGAAGAGTCCATTGAGCTTAACCAAAAATATTTGGTTTTCGGGCTAGCCTCGCCGTCCGTAAGCGTATAAACGAATGTTTCGGCCCTAGTTTTTACTCTTGTCGCTGTGCTTAGGTTGTCAGTGTCATTGTAATAAACGAGTGTGAGTGCTAAATCTGGATCAGGAGCTTCGTCCCACTCAACTGTTATGTTGCGAATTCCGCCTGTTGTTGTTGGGTTAGTGGGCACTGACGGAGCAGTATCGTCACCATCAACTTGCTTGCTAGTTGTAACGAAGTTACTTGCTACATCAGCACTATTGATGGCCCGCACTCGTATGTCATAAGTAATCGGGTTTGTGTAATTAATTTGTACAGGACTGATCGCATATTCAACCTCTGTTGTAAACGCGACCTGATAAGCAGTATCTGTGGTTTTTTTCCATTGCACCTCATATTCTTTAACAAACTCATCGTCAGAAGCCGTCCAAGTTACAATTACGCTTGGCTGCAAAATACCGTCACCACCTACTATCGTGTTTTCAGCGGCGCTCAAATTTGTTGGCGCGTCAATTTCGAAGATCCCAGAAAATGTTGACTCAAGATTGTCTGGCTCTTCTGAGCCTTGCTGAAACGTATAAATGGAGTTGTTATGCTCAACTAATGATAATCCTACTTCGCCATCATCTTGCATTTGCAAATTAGACACGCGCATTAGCTGTCGAGCGGCACCAGTCCATCCTAAAGAAGGGTGCTCAAGACGCAAAACATCACCTACGGCAATATTAAGGGCTTCAGAGGTAGCTGTTAGTTTTACCGCGTTGACGTTCTTGCGGCTTGCCAAACAGATAACTCGAGCAAGCTCACGCGCCGCATAATGGCTTGTGATCGTGTTGCACTGAACCTCTTTTATTAACTCCTCGTCATTGTCCTCTGCTAAGAAGGTGAGGTAATCGCTTGTCGATACGGTGCTTTTTTCTGGGAACATGACGCTATCTTGTTGCCAGTTTGCATTAGGGTTGGGAAAGTTGACTATTACTCTATTGAAACGCTTGCCTTTACCTGACTGTTGGACCGTTATGTCTGATGTGATGTTGTCAGGGGCTAGGTCAAAGGTTGAGGAGTCGACGGTGTATGCCTCATCGATGATCAACCCATATTTGCCCTCAGAGTACGGCATGAGGCCGCGCATGCCTTGCAGCATTTCTTTTACGTTGCTAAATATTGTTTTATTAGTATCAAGCCGTGCATTGCATTCAAGTAAGTGAACCGTAGTTCCCGCGCCGAAAAATGGGGTGACGGTATAGGAAGCGTCATCGCAAGAGTCAGCCGCCGTCTGGAAGCCGGCCCTTCCGGTTGTGTCATCAATCGCTGATGTAGGCAGACCTTTACCATATCGCGTGTTAGTAAGGTAATCGCGCAGACACAACGCTGGGTTGTTTGAGAATGCAGTTGTTGAATCACGCGGGTCAAAAACTTTGCGCCCCTTGACAATACATTTAATGTCAGGAATACCACCATGCTTATCTTTGTCATGCTGAATGCGCAGTGCAAGATATGCGACGCCCTTTAGCTTATGACTAGTAGTCCATTCAGACTGCTCTGCCAAGATAGTTGAGTAAGTATGGCTTGCTCCCTCAACTTGACCCGTGTCTTTACCGAGAAATTTTTGAACCTTTATTTTGTTACCGTAAAAGCTGTCGCTGCGACTCGTCAGCACTGAGCCATTGCTGTCAAACTGTATGAGGCGATCATTGATGTAAATGCTTTCGATGGCCTCAATCTCTCCTTCGCAAAGCGCAAGAGCAATATACAAATATTTGTTTTTATTGCCGCCCGTCGCAATGTAAACGCGAACGCCGCCAACCTTGCGACGACCATAAACAACGGGCAGTGCTGCTACGTTAGACTGCTTATTAACGAGTACAGCGGGGGCTTGGTTTTCAATATCGTCAAAGTCAACGCCCGTTAAGAAACCAATCATGTCTCCTAAAAAATCAGTGATCGGCTTGAATAGTTTGCTTAAAAAGCCCATTACTTTTTACCCCATCGCAAATCGCGCACTGTCTTAGCGGCAAAATCAAAGCCCTTGTCACTTGGGAAAAAGCGTTGATGTGAGTTTGTGTTTGTGCGTCTGCCGGCTTTTTTTTCAAAGTCCGCCCAATGGCTTGCCACTTCAATAGACACCTCTGATGTGCTGCTTGATTCTCTTATTTCAAAGCGCGTCATTCGACCGTCAAATGCCAACATAGGCGAACCTATAATTGATCCACTTGCGCTGATGGCGGCCTTATAAAATTGCACTGATCTGTTGACATAGTCATTAGTCAGCATCAGCGTTATGTAGGTCTGTTCAACGCCTGACAAAGTAATCGTAAGAGTGTTTACTCGTAGATCCCTAGTTTCCTTGGGTGCGCCTATGCTAAGTAAGTGATCACTAGCGCTATAAGTGTTGGAGCTGTAAACAATATCGTGAGCATAATCGGTGAGACGAATGCCGCTTCCAATATCCATAAACAGTAGGCTGCAGAGATTAAAATCATCTTTCGCAAGCTCCGTTATGAGCGATGAGTCTAAACCTCTAGGCATCAGAGCACCTCAATAAAGTCCACTTCAAAATTGTATCTATCAAATCCTGACAGCGCCCATTCTTGAGCGTCACTTTCAAGTCTGACCTTAAACGGCACATTGTTATACGTAACGGCATTATTATCAGAGACCGCGCTTACGAGGCTTGGCTGTATGTTGAGCGTGCCCGCTCCATTGAGATCAGCCGTCACCATGTAAACCTTGTCATGGCTGGCAAACTTTACAAAGTCACCTGCTTTTATAATTCCGGTACTGCCATCCACTGCAATCGTGTTGTCGCCCGCCGAGTGCGCACCGTTTACGAGCATCGTTCCGGTTGCTGTGCCTCTGGTATCGCTAATGACTGGAGGCACTACCGTAAAATCCTCTTTTGAGCCGCCCTGCTGTATAACAAAAGCGTACACAGTAGAAAATTCATCACGGGTGAGATCGTTGTACTTGCCTTTGAGCGCCCATCGTTGCGCCCCTAAGCTGCGCACTTGAGTACGACCGTTGCGCGTTTCTGTGCGAAAATTACTGTAGCGAGCGGTTACCTCGACATTTGCAAATTCTGGATCAGTTGGATAACTCATACTAACGAAGTCCTCCCGCTGTCATTAAGGGCATCATTGATGACGCTAATTATTAGCGATCTACGCTCTACTAATAACTCATCAAAGCCTCTTGTGTCATTAGCTTGGATAGCAAAATTTACGTTGGCTGTTCGGCTGACCATTTGAGGCTGCTGATTGCCCCGCAACGCCTCATTAGGCGTGATCTTGCCAGCCATGCTACCCATGGTTAAAACCTCTGGCCCTCTTTCACCCACTACGTAACTTTCTCCTGCCCGCACCTGTCCACCCAGCGCACGTCCGGAAAGCGACTGAGCGGCCATTTGTACGCCCTGAGCAAGGATTGCGGCGGCGGCGGCTGCACCAAGGGCGGGGCCAACAATAGGAATTGACGCAAGAGACTCATAAGCGCCCATTGCCGCGCTGTATGATTTGCTGACAATTTCCTTGGCGCGGTCACGCTTCTCTTGATCCATTAAGCCCGTTGTGACGCGGTAGGCTGCTTTCTCTTTTTCGCTCCTGCCTTTGAGGAACTGGTCTTCGATCGCGGCGAGGCCTTCGCGCTGGGCTTTGCGGCGCTCTGCTTCTTCGGCGTCACGGGTTTCTTGGTCGAGGGCTTCGATTGCCCTTTGATCTTCTTCAGCTTGATAAGCCGCTTCATTTTCCTGATGAATTCGCTCACGCTCCGCTTCAGCCATATCACGGCGTATCTGAGCCCTCTCTTCTTCACCTGCCCTTTCGATTGCTGTTTTTGCATCTTGAAACTCCTGTTCAGTAATAAGTTTTGCGGCAAGATCGGCCTTTATCTGTGCTAAACGATCCGCCTCACGATTACGTGATTGTGCTAAGGCGTCATCATCTAACCTTGCCATCTGCTCTGCGTTAGCCTGTGCAGCGGCTTTATCTCGCTCCCGCTGTTTTTCTTGACGTTTTGCCTCAGCTGCCTCTGCCTTTTGACGTGCTTCATCTAGCTTCGCTTGTTTAGCAGCCTCAATGCGGGCTGATTCTTCTGCCGCAGCCTCCTCCCGAGCCAGTCTATCTGCTTCCTGCTGCGCACTAACCGCCTCAGCCTCATCATGAATTTGCTTCACAATGCCGCGCTGTCGCTCTTCTTCGGCTGCTATTTTGTCAAGAATTTCTTTGCGTTGATCTACAAAAATTTCAGGAGTCAGCGCAAGCTGTTGCTGTAACCTCAACAACTCTTCATTACTGGCCTCAAGCTGTAGGTCAAGACCGGCTGTACCGTTTAACAGGTTGATGGAGTCGGCGAGGTCTTGGATGCTGGCTGTAATAGCGCGAGTAACATCGTTAATCAGGCCGCCCGTTTCACCTCTTGTAAGTGATAAGAAAAACTGATCTACCGTGTCGCCAAGATTAGAGAAAGCTCCATCAAGCGTTGCAGCACGCTCTGACATTGCTGTAGAAAAATCTGTCTCACCAATAGCTAACAAAAAGGCTTGTATTTCTTCAGCGCTCTTGCCGATAGTTGTCGTCTTGCCTCTAAAAGTGAGGCTAACGGATTCCGATTCCTGCCGCGCCTTTATGCCAAAATCTAATAGGCGCTCAAATTGCATAGTAGAGGCGTCAGCTACCGCCTCAATGAACTGCATTAGGTCTTTACCCATAGCTGATGCGGTATTGCCGTAGGAGCGTAATGCTCTCTCTGATGGATCTAGTCCAAGCGCTTGCAGCTTCACAAAGGCGTTTGACACCTGCTGCAGATCAAAAGGCGTTGTTGCGGCAAACTGCTGTATCTGCGTAAATGCTCGAGCAGCGTTTTCTGTGCTGCCAGTCATTGTGATAAGAGATGCATTAATTACATCAAACTCTCGAGCGACCTCAAGAGTCTTTTGCGCTCCAGCAATCAAGCCTATCGCGGCTGCGGCACCTCGAGCGGCCTTTGCTAAATTATTGAGGCCTTTCCTGCCCTTTTCATTTTCACGATTATTGCGCCGTTGCTGCTCTTCTTGATCTTCCTGCTCATCAGTTAGGTATTCATAGTCATTTGCCGCCTCGCGAGAAGCGGCCCCCAAACGCTGCAACATACGCTCTGCACGAGCTAGATCAGATGTGTCGGCCTTAAATTTAAGGGTTGCTATTTCAGTGGCCATGTCGGAGTCACCTCACGAAATTTCGCTAATTTTACTATAGCTTCCGTTTCCCAAGGTAACAGATAATCGCCCGTCATGCGGCAGTAGGCGTCTATCTCAGTGAACGTGTACTCCGAAAGCAAGCCATATACATGCCAACAATGATCAAACTCAGGACCGGAGGTTGGCGCTGCTAACAAATCAGCGGGGGTTTTGCCGGTCGTCTTTTTTACCTGTTGCCATGTATCCCACCGGCTGACCTTGGATTTTTCTGGCATTGAGTGCGCCCACATTGACCAGCGCCCAAACTCAACAAACTCCGTAATCAGCCTTTGGTAAAATTTACCCGCTCACCACAATAATCAAGAATACGATCTACGTTGACAGGAGACTGTGACAACAAGTCACGGCACTGCTTTTTACTGTACTTGACTGGCTCACCATCACTAGTTATGCCGCCCCAATCTTTAATAAGATCGACCGCCATATCAACATCGAGGGGCAAAAAGTCATAGCTCTCTAGATCCTCGCCCTGCTGTCGTAGTGTTATCAGCTTGTTACGCTGTGTGCGTTTGGCCAATCGGAATGCGGGGCTGTCTGGACCCTGCACAATGACATACGCATCGGATACTTTGCCATCAGCAGAAAGCAAAAAACACTGAGAGCCTTCTTCGTGACTCTCAGCGGTCTTGAGATCGTTAATCTCCATTACGCGGTGCTACGAGTAATTTTGATATTGCTTTGATCTGTAGTGTCGTAAAGACCCACAAAATCCATAGCTACTGTGATAGCGCCCTCGCCAGCCACATCGGGCTGACCAGAATTGTACTTCACATTGCTTACGTCAATCGTGTAGTCATTGCCATCCAAGTCCGTCAGGACAAGAGAGATAGAGCTAGACGTTTCATTTACGAACTTCTGAAACAAGGTTTTACTTTCAAAGTAAGTAGTCAATGAGCCTGTAACTCTTGACTTTCCAATCGCTGGCCGGTTGGTTGTCGCGCTACCTACGCTAAACAGCGGCTCAATGCCGTTTTCAAGCGTAAGCTCTAACGCGGTAACTGTAGCGATAGTTGATCCGCCCTCACTGATTGACCCAGTAAATGAGTCAAACGGTGTTTCACCAGCGTCAGCAGCGTAAGTTGAGCCAGTTACCTTTGAGGTATTAAGGCTCATATCTTTGCCGATCCAACCGATTGACAGTGTAACCATTTGATTGGGCGCTACACTCAGTGAAATGCTGTTTACTTCACAGCCGGTAAACCTGTGATATTCCACAGTAGCCAAATCACCAAATTCACGCTCAAGTGTAAATGAGCGTCGTGTTGTTCCTGCTTTAAGAACGTCAGTTGCCCAAGAGCCACAAAGCGCAGCCTCTAAGATGTCATCAAAAGCGCCGTACTCTAGCTCTGATGTAACGTCACCATTAATTGATTTGTTGCCATGTCTGAAGTCCTCTACCTGACGATCACCACGCAGCTTTTCACTTTCAATAGCGTCCTTTGTCATGGCGAGCGTTGTGCCTGTATGAGGCAGCGGCTTGTATGAAGGGGTTGATGGGGTAGTGCCGTATGTAGACTCGGCAACGTAATGAAGGCTGTGCTGAGCACCGTTTGCAATAGTCATGATCGCGCCTCTGTATATGTATAGAAATTTACTGTTACCGGAATGGAATACCACGCCGAATCCGTCTCAAGCGGGCTGCCAATACTGACTGCCCTTACTCGCACTTTGACCCCATTGTACGTCAAAGTGGTTCCGCGTTTGAACAAATCGCCTAGCGTGTCAAGTTGCGATGGCCTACCGCTCCCCTTGGGAACAACAAGCGACAGCCTATATAGGCCGGTTGTTAAGTCTTTACCATTGTCACCCATGCTCGCTTGCTGAGTTTCAGAAGGCAAGAAATTTGCACGTATATATGTCGTGCCCGTTTCCGGCTCATACGGGATGTTTGGAAACGCAATCGGTGTTCCTGTAAGCGTTGACAGCTTTGTATCAAGCGCTGCTTGTATATCGTTGAAAAACGTAGACATCAGCCAAGCTCCACCAAAAGCGCGTTCACTGCATTACCAAGCATGCCCTTTCTTTCCTCTTGCTCCTCAGCGTAATCAAGGTTGTTTGAGAAGTAAAAGGTATCCCCAATTTCCATGCTCATGATTTTAGCATTGGCCTTGCCGATAGGGGTGCTTTCTGAGCTAACACCAAGCTCTCCTTGCGCATAGTCTGTTGTACTCACCTGCCAGTTACTTCTTAGTCGGCCAGTGTCAACAGGCGTTGCTTGAATAGTTCGTGTTGCTATTCCCAGCAAAGTGCCTCGCATCTTCTTGTCCAGATGTCCAAGCACATTGGTCAGAGCTTGCTCTACTGTTTGCGTCATTTACGGACCTGCAAATTCACTGCCATGGTTGTGTCAGCCGGTCTAGTTGGCTGCACGGCAATCACCCTATAGGTTTCACTGTCCAGAACTACAGTATCGCCAACCTCATAGGCATGCCCTTGCGCAAGAAGCCTTCTGTCTGACTGCAGAATGGATTCGCCATTTACTTCGCTTTCGCTGTAATTGAAAACGCAAGCATACTTATTGAACGTGCTTGTAGTATTTGTGGTTTTACCCGTTGCTGGAGCAAAAGCGCCCTCGTTTGTTCGGGTAAAGGTAAGCTCTACGCCAAAACTCTCAATGAGCGCATTAGCACTTTGTTCCAGAGGGGCGTAATCAAAGCTCATGCTCTATACACTGCGTTCCGCGGTTGTACTAACTTGCGAACCGCGTGTGTAAATGCTGGCGTGGTTTTACGCATGCCCGCATTGCTTTTGTAAGAAACTGAAATATCACCAATGGTTTCTGTAACGGTGGCTCTGCCCTGCTCTTTGATAGGGCTGTTGCCGTCAAGCTCCATTTTGATTGCTTCATATACAGCGGCTTTCACCTCTTTTGGAATGGTGTCTGCCTCTATGTAGTAGCCATCTATATACACATAATCACGGGGCCACTGAAGCGCTTGAGTTTCCTCATGCTTTTGCCCAAGAAACACCAAGGACTCAAAAAAATCCATTGCTCTCAGGATGCCTTCTTCAATGCGGCTAGTGCTATGTGTGTGTGAGATGCCTCGGTCTGTTGCCCATGTATCCCACTCAGCGGCGGTGACATATGAGTTGGCACCAGTAACCAATGATCCGTCTTCTATGGTGAGCGCCATAATAACCTCGCAAAGGAAAAGGGGGGCATAGCCCCCCGACAATCTTAGCCCATAACAGTGGCAATGAAGTCAGGCTTCCACGCCTTGTAACCCCATGCTGTTGCGACCTCGATCATTGTCTTGCGGTATCCCTTATACATACGGATCTCAAAAGTAAGTCCAGATGTTGGATCAGTTACAGTCTCAGACTCAACTGCCGCGTCACCGCCCTCTGGTACGGCTGGTGCACGAACTGCAAGCTCCATGGCTTGACGGTGCAAAGCAACATTTGCGGTGTAGTTGTTGCCAACAGTAATCGCGTTGTTGTCAGCAATTACAGCTCGCAGACCGGGAGGTCCAATAGCGAAGCTGCCGTTCGCAAGCGCTGTGTTGACAACGTAGGCGTTGTCCGAGTCAGCCGCGAAAGTTACAACATCACCAGCTAGGATTGTGCCAGAGCCGCCATCAGCAGTAATTGTGGTGTCACCGACCGCACCTGCGCCGTTAACCAGCTTTGATGCTCCTGTGCCCTTAGTGTGTGATTGCACCTGTGCAGACTCTTTGATCATCATGCCTTGAAGGTCAAGGAGCGTTCCTTGTCGGAGCAAGTTGGTGCCGCCCGCTTCGTTCGCCTTTTGAAGCTGCGCAAGTTTACGAAGGTTCGCACCAGCAGCTGTGTCCATGACGAAAGAACACTGGCCATCATTAGTAGGCATGCCGTTGTCAACGAGAATACGGCGAGCGTCAGCCAGCAAGTCAAAATTACTACCGAAAGGAGTAGTCCCAGCAGTTCCGACAGCACGTGATGCATTTGTGTATGCCTCTTCAGCCAAATCAGCTTCAATTTCATTTGCGAGGGTACGCATAGCCTGAAGGATTTGGTCGCCGTAAACAGTCTGGAAGCCAATACCGTTGTTAAGGTGCAATACATCCTCGCCAGTGTATGGAATCTGCACTGATCGGCTGTTGTTGATAGTCAGAGTTTTGTTATCAACAGTCTGATCTGTACCTTCTGGGATACTCATAGACTCTGATACATTGACGGCTGTTGCTGCGCGAGTAAAGGACGCACGAATCACGTCACCCTTTGCCACACGCTCTGAGCCGTTTGCGTTGATAGTAATCGATGGGATAAAACCCACCAGCTCACGACCGACTACGTCTGCCGCTTTAAAGGCGTCTGCCGCCAAGTTAGTGAAGGTGTTAGCCATTGCTAATTCTCCTTAATCAATAATTGTCCCGCCGTTTTTGAGGAACATGGCTTTATCCATAGAGGACATTGCCCGCCATTCCTCGCCCGACATTTCGTTTGACCTTTGAGCCTCACCCTCAGTCCTAACAGCCCCACCGCCTTGCGCTTGACTGCCGTCAACAAGGAAATCATAGCTATCTCTAGCCGATCCCTCAAGCTCATCGAGTGTCTGTGCAGACACCTGACCATTGCTATCTAACACCTTTAACTCGCCCTCGACAAGTGTTAAGCGCCCAATTAACTCTTTTTGCAGTAACTCCCCTTTGCGAGAGTCTTTTGTGAGCTTCATGGCAATTTTAGCAGCTGCCTCCCGCTTTTTTGCCTCTTCCCCCTGCTTTACGAAGCTACCAATTTCTGAACGTAACTCCTCAATGCGTTCTGCCATCGCTTTGTTTTCTTGCCGCAGCCTTTCATCGGGATCTTGTGGTTGCTGCTGCATAGTGGATAGCTCTTCATTCGCCTGTTGTAATGTTTTGACCTTGCCGAGCAGCTCACTATTTTTGTTTTTCAGGCCAGTGACCTCTTGCTCAATAATAGGGGCTGCCATTGCTTTGGCTTGATCTTCAATGTGCGCCTGTAATGCTTGACGCGTTTCGTCTGCTAAATCAAGTGTGTCTAAATCCATATTTCGGCCTCGCCTTACCGCCTAGCGGTTATGTAAATAAATCATCATCAATCCCTAGCTCATCAAGGGACAACACATTACCTCTGTCATCAACAAACCTGTCTAATGACAACCTACGTGAGCGAAACAGTTTTGCTCTTGCAGGACCCAGCACTCGATCTTGAAATGCTGGACTTTGCTTTCGTAGCCATTGTGCGTATGTGGTATCACCAGACACATCCGCTTTGACATCACCCTTTGATGGCCGCGTACCTTTTATATCTTTACCTAAGTCAAACTCAGGGTTTACAACGAAAGTAATCGTTGAGCGACAGTTAAAGTGCGCTGGCGGCTTTGGGTTTCTGTCATCAATTTCGTATATTTTGCCATCACGTGAGGCGCAGATCAAAGAGGTTCTGCTATCTAATGTTGCTACCCATTTGTAGCCTTCTAGAATGTCAGTGTTTTGTTTAATCGTTTCATTGCGAGCAGTGTTTGCTGCGTAATTGGTTACTGTCCGCGCAAGCGTCATTGCTCTGCGCTCTTGTGTTGGGGCTATTGCACGTATGGAGTCCGCAATTTCTTCATTAGATGTTCCTAGCAATATACCCTCACGCAACAACGTCTGTACCTTTTCCGCATTCATAACCCCGAAGTCCTCAAGGGCATCACGTATTTTGTATCCCCTAATAGGCTCAATATTCATCACATTGCCGAACACCGCTTGATTCACTTGCTGCGCGGCTATTTGCTCAAAGCGGCTTTCCACTTTCGCTGACATCATCTTGGCTACATAGTTAGCTTCATACTCAGCGAAGCGCTCAAGTTCTGAAATTAGATTTTCAGTATGGCCAGTATTTAAAGTGATAAGGTATTGATAAAGCTCTGAAATTAAAGCGGCATTACGCTGCTGGTTGTCACCAAACGGTTCTGCCTCCATGCGCTCCACCACTGACAAAATGGCGTTACGCACGAACTGAGCGGCCTCATTTTCTCGACCCCTTGCATACCTGAGGACAAAAATCTGGTGTCGTGTCAGTGCGTCTTGAATATCATCGTTTGCCGACACGCTTTGTCTTCTTGGCCTTTTTAGCTGCTGCCGCCTTTTTCTTGCCCGCCTTCGTGTATGGGAATTTTTTTCCGTTTACCATTGGCATGTCATGACCCCTTTTTCCATTTCATTGATTTGCTTTTCGTCTTGCTTGGTGACCACTTTACCTTATCCGCCCACCACGCTGGAGACATTTTACCTCGAGCAATGTTTTTTGCGTGACGCGATTTGAACGCTTTACGCTGCCCTACTGTTTGATTTGTTTTGACGCCCTGTTGACCGAAACGAATTAGCTTGGTTTTGTCGCCCTCTTTGGCGTAAACCATATGTGATTTAGTTGGATGGTTAGGAGTGCGCTTAGGCTTGTTGTAGCCCGACAATCCGTATTTTTTTAGCTTTGGATCAGTCATTTTTTGGCTCGCTTCTTTTTGCGATGCTCTTGTATTTTTTTCCATTGTGCGGCATCAACGGATCTAGCTTTGCCGCCTGTAAGCACTGAGTTTACTCGAGCCATAGCCCATGCAGACGGGCTGACCCCTGGTCTGCGACCAGATGTTACAGCCGCGCCCATGCCTTTGAGGTAAATTGACTTCAACGCGCCGTATGGAGCATTTGCCTCCTTGGCTTTACGCTGTAGCGCTTTTTTTGCCCTATCGTTTATTTTTGCGGCCATATCGTTTCTCGTATGCTTTGGTATGTTTACTTTTCGGCGTTTTTCGTTTCTTGCCTGACGGGGTTTTGTCGCCGGCAAGCGGTCCAGTAACTTGACCTGTTTTTCGCATGCGATCAAGCTGTGCTAGCCGTTTGCGTCTTTGCTCGCCCGTAAGCCCTGCAACGTATTTGGCTGGAACCATATTGCCCGCAGGAGTCTTTACCTTTGCTGGACCACGCTTTTTTTTCATACTGGACTTAAATCCTCTAGCTCGTCGCGCACATCATCAAGGGTGCGCTCACCCTCAATAATGCCAGCAGCCCGCAATCTGTTAAATATGTCCTGATCGCTTATTATCTGTCTATCCATTAGCTGGACCATAGACATAATAAGCTGCGGATCAACAGACTTATCGTAAAATTCTTTGTTGATAATTATTTGGACATCATCTGCTACACCCATAAACTCACCGCACCACGAAATACATTTTTTCAGCGCTGAACTAAGGTTGCCGACAATATCACCCAATACAGAATTTTCAGATGCGAAGCGTATACGCGCACCCTCAGCTGTTTCATTACTCCCGCGATCCGTGATAATACGAGCGCCAATAGCCACCATCTGCTGTTCTTTTGCCTTCATCGCTTCTAATACAAGACTGTTCGCGTTTGGCTGAAGCAACGTCGCGGATCCGGTTTCACCTAACAAGTGACCTGCACGTGAACCTAATTTGATCCCGTCAGGATTGCTTTCCTCAAACTGCTCTGCGCTAAGGCTGGTGGTCAGAAAAAGTGTAGGCTGCCCAGTGATGAAACAGCTTTCCTCATAGTCTGCGCTGTTACGGTAATGAGCGATGTTAACCTCGGCTATGTCCGCTAAGGGCGCGTCATCTACGGTTGAGTCATTGTTTTTTGACCCAACGAACAGAGCAGGAATCTCTGTCCAGCGTGTACCGTCTGATTTAGTAGGGAAAAACTCCTCGGTAAAAGGCATTTCTTCACGGTAGATTTGCTGGCTATAGCCCTCAGGACGCAACCGCAACACCCTATATTGGACTTCGACATCATGCTCAAACTCGTCTGCTGAAACGCTGTAATTTTCAGCGAGCACAATTTTGGTCAGCAGTTTCCTGCCATTAACTGCTTCAGTCTTCCAGTTAATGACTTGTTCACAGTCGTAAGGAACGACGTTAGCTTTTAAGCCCAGCGAATTGACTTGCTCTCGCGTCAGTCCCTCATCTGCCTGTGGGTAGTCAACCAGCAAAAAGGATCGTCCACACTCAAGAAGGTTTGCAAGCTCATCTTTTGCAAGCTGCTCTAAGCTAAGGCCATCACCTGTAGCATCGTTAATTAAGTAATCAAGCCCGCTGGGAATATCTATAGCTGGCTCTTTTCTAAATGCTGCGCCGACAAGCGCATTTTTGGTTCTGCCGGTAAAGTTGGCGAACACTGCTCTCGTAATGTATTGGCGGTATCTGAGAGTTCCGGTGCCAAGACGCTCATCTAGCGTATCAGGATCAGGCACGGGCAGATATATGTGCTTTTTTTCTTTGACAGCTACTGAACCCTTTACGGCGTCGCGAGTACGCGACCATATAGGCTTGTATAGCTCATACTTCGGATGCGGTGTGCTAACAGGCATTTTGACAGCCTCACGTAATAATCACCGCTTAATCATACGGCAAAACTAAAGCGGACGTTAGACACTGGCCTCATGATTGGCATTTCATAGGCCACCACATACGTTGTAGCATCATTTTGATGGTCGAATCCAGTGGTTTTGTCAGGCTCTCCATTGCGATAGCTTTGCTGCTCAAGGCATTCCGCCACCCGTTTACATTTATTTGCGTTAATCCATACGCGCCCCTGCTCTAGCGCTGCGTTCATCGCATGCACTCTGTCCCTGACTGCTGGGTTGGTTTTTTTGACCCTTATAGCAAAACCTGCCTGCTCCATTAAGGCTATGTCACTGAGTGCGGCGTTTGTCGTGTTGCGGTTACGGCCTGATGCGTCAGGATACATATAGATCATATGATTGCTGTACCTGCTTAGAATAATGTCGATCATGTCCCTTGTGTCTTTCATATCCACAAGCTCATCCACCGCGTGGAGGCCGTCTTCTCGCTGCACAAATATGGTCGCGGCTTGTTGCAGCACGTTGAAGTCACAGCCGATGAGCAAAGGCTCGCCATCCTGCACTTCTTCATCACTGCCATTTACGTCACGGTCATAGCTGCTATAAACCGTTCCGCTGTTAAGGTTTACGAACTCCCCCTCAAGATAGGCCGCCAGCAAATTGGCTGAGTATGTTTCTTCAAGAGTGGCAATGTAGTTAGGCGGTAGGTGCTTTTGGTTTGACCTAGTAGGAGCTTTTATCAATTGATAGCTAGGGCTGGGGTTTTTCTTCCATTTCTCATAGACAAACCTAAACCCCTCAGGCGTTGTACCTACTGACACACTGTTGATACCCACTGTTTTTTTCTGCCGGTTACGAGCAATTATTTGCTCCCATGCTCGCTTTGCTTTTTCCATAGGCAGGGTGTCAAGCTCGTCAATGAAGCTATCACTTACCTCGTAGCCTACAATACGGTCAGGGTTATCTAGCGTTCTGAAAATAATTCGCTTGCCGTTTACGTATACAGCATGCTCGCCACGGTTAATTTTGAAAGGTATACCGATACCGCTCAGTATCTCCTCAAACCGCGGATAACATATGTCGCTGACCAGCCCATAAGTTGGCATGTAATATGCAAGGTCTCGACCGTCACCAAAAACCTTCGCCAGCGTTCTCAGTATCAAGGCGTGTGTTTTGCCTGATCCAAAGCCCCCAACAAACGCGGGGAAGGGCGCATCAGAGTTTATGAATTCAGCTTGAGGCTTGCTGGCTGTTGTCTCCAGAATCATCCTCGACCACCCTAAACCCGCTTATCTTGACTGTTCCCTCTAGCACTGATTGATCTTGTTGGCCAAGCCAGTTTTTGCCCAGCCATATCATCATTGAAGGGTTGCCCTCCATAGCTGCCTGATATTGCCGGCGTCTAAGTGATATTTTGCCGCTGTGTCTTTTTTGTGCGAAACAGTCCGAAAAACCCTTACCACGTTCACGCTTACATATAGCGTTGAGGGTGTCGTAGTCGATGTTAAAGAACGCCGCTATCTCTTCTCCGGTGCATTGAATAGCGCATAGCTTTTCAAAGTCATCCCAGTCTATCTCCTTGAGTGGCCTTGCCATTTACTGAGTCCTCATATTGCCTAGCAATCTTGATTTGGTTCTTTGTGACCCACGCCTTCTTGTACTCAGCATCCTCAAACAGCTTTGAGAATCCGGTGATATGCTTCAGCCTCAGTAACTCCTCTGGCTCCATGCCAAGCTCGTTACATATAGCTGCGTCCTCCCATCCGTTATCAAGCATTTTGAACACCATGTTGCTCATACCGGTTACTGAGTGTTTACCTCTGGCGCGATTATGCCTGACTGTGGAGGCCATGCGATCATTTATTGACTTATTCAGCACAACAATAGGCAGACGTCCGTGATTGCGCTCACGAATATCTGCATTGTTTTTGCATGTGTAGTAACGGTGAAAGCCGTCAATAATCACGTATTTATTTAGCTCATCATCGTAAATGGTGACCACTGGCTGTGTGTAGCCGTCATTTTTGATTGATGTGTAGAGCAGCTGCATTTCTTTGTTAGCGACACTGTTGGGGTTGTAGTCATTAGGGCTGACCATTTCAATCGGAACCCAGTGAATCATGTCTACCGGCTGCTGCTGTGTTGGGCTGTTCTGATGCAGGTACATACGAGCTTCATGCAATGCCTGTACCGGATCGTCTGCTGCGTTTATGGCATCAACTAGCGATTTTAACTCTGCTTCCATCAGCATTGAATTTGCTCCAATCAATATATGGGTTTGTGGCGTTGTTATCATGAAGTACGCCTTTCCAGAATTTGAGAAGGTTGTTTATGACAGGACTGCGCTCCCAGTTGTCACACAACACTGATTCTACGTCATTAGCCAGTAACGCTTTGATGTGTATCTTGTGCATATGCTCTTTAAGCAGCATGTCTGCGAACTTAGCGTCCATCGCGGCAAACTTTTTGGTGAAATATGCCTGTTTGTCTGTGTCAGTGATGAGATTAGGCACAAGGTAATCGCGGTATTCTTTCCATGAATCAAACATGTACGGAAGCTCTTTGGGGCATTTTGTCATGTCATCCTTGAGGACTGCTGCCGTATTAGTACCGTGCAACCGCTGAGTGATTCTGCCCCATGTCTGTGGCTCTATTTCATGAGCTATAAAAAGACTACGGACTGCTGTTTCATGATTTAGGTTTGATACCCGCATCTCGCGTATGGGCGTACCGTATTGATAGTAGTAATCATAGATCTCACAGTACGGCCATTTATTGTCATGCAGAGCCTTCCAAACGTCTGTATATGACCAGTCGTAGATTGGATAAAACGTGTAGTGATTACGTCTTTCATTCAGGCGTTTGCCCCATGTGACTCCGCGGTACGTTTCCGCGCTAGTGAGCGCAGTGTAGCGAGTGGGACTTTCCTCGCACCGAACCCCTGCCAAGTATGCTGCCGGTTGGTCTGGATACCAATTCGCAAAAAAGGCTTCAAACATTTTGTGGAAACGGGTTTCATTGAACACGTTCTCCTTGATGCTTATTGGGTCTTTGGGTCGTATCCACTCTTCTTCTTTAATCTCATCCCAGCAGTCTAGATAAGGCATGTCGGGACTGGTGGCATTACTGATTAAAAACGGTATCTGCATCCATTTTGCGTCAACACGCTCGTCATACATCAGCCCCTTCACATGATCTGCGACCATTTGCCATTCAATTTCTTGATCAAGCCATACAACCGGCAACGGCAAGCGCCCTTTCTCTTCAGCCACGATAAGAGCCAGCCGATAAATAATGTCGCTGTCCTTACCCCCTGAGCAGGACACCACTACATTCGGGAAGTTGTCAAACACCCAGCGCATGCGATCAAGCGCTGCCTCAAATACGTTTTGCTTGGTATATATCTTCACAGACCCGCCAAAAAATTAGTTGTCATTGCGTACAGCAGACATTGCTGCATCGTCTTCTCTGGTGGTAGCGGCTCATGACTATCTATTGACACCGCTACGTTCCATGCGTTTTTGTTGTCACCTCGCACCAAAACTTGATGCGGGCTGTGCGTGTCAAGGATATAAAACAGCCCTCTTTGAAGCACCAACTCTTGTTTGTCCAGTCCTCTGCAGATGGTCTCTGCGTCTACTCGTATTTTCAGATGATGTGAGTATCTTGGATATTTAGGATCAATGTGCAGCGGTGTGCCGTTTCTTACCGCTATCCAGTGCGGGTCGTCTATGAGCTTTGCTTTGCCATCTTTATGCTTGGCTCTGTTCCAAGTGGTCAGGAGCTTATTTGATTTGCTGAAGTTTTTTTTGTTCCAGACCTTCAGCAGGTCATTATTATCTGGTGACCTTACTGAGTCTGGCAGCTTTACGTGAGCAGCAAATACGGCTGGATTGGTTCTTTGATCGCCCGTTATCTGATAGCTCCAAGGCACATCCATTTTAGTCTGCCTTGTCTTGGAACGTCTTACTCATTCTTTTGCTGCTGCGGCGTGGGTCAATGACGCTTTTTTGCTGGCGATGGTCAACTAAATTAGGTACGTGTATCCAGTATTTCTCTCTGCGAGCCTTAAGGAAGTCGCAGACCATTTGATCTGTGCCGTTAGGATGGTCCTCTTGATTTTGCTCCCACCAGCCATCAAAAAACTCAAGCATGAGGCGTGAATGACCTCTGGGGAAATAAACACACTGATTCATCAGAAAGTTGTTGTCCCAACGACTGCCAATCTCTAGGTCTTTTTTGCGCATCGAAAAAAATTGAATTACGGCATCAGGGCGCGTGTTTATCTCTTTGATTGCCTTTTTGGTGAAGTCTGTGGTCAGCCAAATGTCATCTTCCAGATGAACGCAACGATCATCGCCAGCCATCTCTAGTGAGCGCTTGAAGGTGTCAATGGCGCACCGCTTTTCATCCCAGCAGACACGCAGCTTAGGAATGTGTCTTTGTAAATACTCTACGCAATCAGCCCGCTCAGGAACTGCTTTGACTATCCACTTCATAGGGACTCTGGCGCCTCTGCTCTGTTAATCAATATGGCATCTCTTGGGTTTTCGTCCATGACCCAATATTTGTAGCCATCAGCGTAAAAATAAACGTAGGTCTTTCTAAAGAACTTTTCATACACCCCATGATATCGAATGCCCTCTGCCACTTGATAGAAAAGCTCTGGATCATCCCATGTATATATCTTGGTGTAGCTGTGAGGTATCTTTGGCATTGTCTTGGCGAACTTGTACTCTGCATCATAGAGCAGTTGCGCTATTTGATCTTTATCCATGTTAGCTTCCTGATATGGCGAACTCTTCTCCGCAATGCGGGCAAAGCACTTCCATTTCTTGTGGAGCGTTGCCCATCACATCCATGCGATCTGCGGTTTTTAATACGTCTGCATCTGTTATTTCTCTATTTGCTGCGGTTGGTTGAAGCTCAGGCTCAAAAGTGGCGAGCCTTGTTTCAATGTCAAAGCCCGTGAGGCTCATGTCAAAGTCAAAGTCTCGTAGTGAATCAAATTCAAGTTGCAGCAGCTCTACACTCCATGAGGACTTTTCAGCAAGCCGGTTGTCAGCGATAACATACGCTGCGCGGTCTTCTGGAGATATAGCGCCCGTCTCTACAACAGGAATAGTTTCTAGCCCCAAGAGCTTCGCGGCTTTAAGTCGACCATGCCCTGATATAACGGTGTTTGTGTCGTCGACTAGTATTGGCGCTTTCCAGCCAAAGTGAGTGATGCTGTTCGCTATCTCTTGAACCTGCTCATCAGAATGCTGGCGAGGGTTTCTAGCATACTCCTTGATATCCGACACGGGCATTTGGGTCAGTTGCATTTGATCTCCTAATAATCTCGACGACTTGGTCGTCTGGTGCGTTGCGCAAAAAACAGAGGTCTAGTGACTTCAGGATTGCAACATCTTCGCCGCTCTCGTCACACAAATCAGAGGCCTCACGTATGGCGGTGAGTATAAGCTCAACCTCAAACTTTGTTGGCCTCCAGAAAAGTGTAGTCAAAACCGTTGCCATGTCAACACTTGAGTGTCCAGTGGGCTATCTTGACTATCTCATCAAATCGGTTGCGCACTGGAACCATCTTGGTTTCTATCTGATGGCCTTTAGCTCTAAGCTCGCTTATCCGCGCTGGCGCTTCCAGTATGCCAAGCTCAGTCCACGAATTCAGGCGGGTTAACACGCGACCATCTTGCAAATAGGTAAGGATTCGGTCTTGCTGGCTCATTGCTTCACCTCCACTATGTCAAGCTTCTCTGCCCAGTTGATATGCAGTCCGACTCTCCAGTAACGCTCATTAGGAACTATGTAGCCCGCATTCAGCCCTGTGTCATGATCCCAAAGGTAGGTCACACCCCAGCCCGTCACGCTTTCTTTTAGCTGCCCGCTCTGGATGAGGGGTAGCACTTTGTCAGCATAGGTCTGACGGTCTATCTCTATCGGATACTCTTTGTCCATCGGCATTACTTTGCCTCCTTTATTTTTAGATACTTGGTCAAATAGGCTGGTACCTTGGCTCCGCAGCAAAACCGCTCTGGCAATGAGCCGTCTTCATTTACGGTTGCGTAACCACGCTCTTGTAATCCGTTGTCATCGCACCAAACGTCACGGCCTAGCTCAATCTCCGTGTACTCCCTTAAATCCATGCCATGCGCGTGAAGCTGGCGCTCCCACTCACGAGCCTCTTTGTAGCTATCAAACGTGTCAAAGTGCTCAATGTCTCCGTACTCACTGCACTTATTTACGCGCCACTCATAAATTACTTGAGTTCCCATTTTTTTCTCCCAAAAAAAAGCCGGTCTTAAAAACCGGCTGCTTCAACACAACTAGGCGCAGTAAACGCACACCCAGTCTCACACTCAACTTCAACACCACAAACTCTTGCGAAGGTTCTAACTGTTTTACCCCGTCCAACAAAGGTGCCGTTACTCTCGACAGTATTAACGCTAAAAACCTCAAATTGGTTGCCGCGCTTGCTGGTTCCGGTAAATTTTTTGGTAGTCAATGTGTTCATGTTGGTGGCCTCCCAAGCCGTTTGTTTATGCTCTTAGAATAGCAAAACCTCAGAAGATGTCAACACTTTTGTTTACTTATTTTAAAGGTTTCTAATGAGTTGGCCTTTTTCCACTCTTCCCATTCCTGTAGGTTGTGGACATAGTTGTCCACTTCATCATTGATTATTTGCACTATGTCAATAACTAGGGGATGGTCATAATAGTAAGAAAACTCAGCGCCGTAGAGATAGCTGTTCCACTCCTCAAGTTTTTTGCGTCTAGCTTTCGCTTGAGCCTCTGTCTCCTTGGGGTTGTGTCGCAGCTCTGGTGGAACCGCATACTTGACTTTCACAAGGCTTTGCAGAACTTCATCTAATAGTTCTTGAGCGGTGTCTTTCTTAACCTTTTGGACAATTCTGTCAATTCTGTGTCGGATGTTATCCCTCAAGACTTCTTCCGTATTTTTCATGTCTAACCCTTCCTTGGCCTGTTGCTACCCAACTGAATCATCAAGCTCTGCAGCTTGCGCTCTTTGACCCTTGGGTGTTCAGGCAGTCCAAATTTAGCTTCAAAATCAGCCATCAACATCTGATAACAAAACTGCTCCTGACTACCATCAAAATTAAATCGCGTGGCGGTCACATATAATTCGCCGCCCCTCTGGCTTATGTGATAGTGGTACTCAAGATCCCCATGGTCTGCTGGGCCAACCGTTAGGACTGCCCGCTGGTTCTTGCGAATAAAATCCTCAGGCGTTCGAACACCCTTCAGAAGCTCTACCGCCCCCTCTGGATATCCGTCCCAGTGGTTATAAATGTGACAGCATGCAAAGTGCGGTCGCGTGAAAGTGTAAACGGCTCGAGTAGCCATATCGGTCTCCTTAGAAATTGTAGTCGTAAAATTTGCGAGGGGTTTCGGACATTACAAATCGCACGTCCTTGTACTGCCATCGGCCTTTGGCTTTTGACCACCGTAATCGAACTACCTCGCCTTCTTCGTCGGACTGTATGTCCCATTTTTGCTCACGCTGGTTAGCACAGTGTCCAGCGAACCCTCCTGAATACCACTCTTGTTTCCAAGGCAGCTTCTGAGCGCTCATGCTCCTAACCTCTACGCATTGGTCACTTACAATCCGAATTACCTCAAAAGGCTCAATGTCTGTGTACCCGTGAAGGTTGCAGTATTGTCGAATAACTTTACGCTCGGCGTTTTGCTCAGCAATCCAGCGGTCTTGAGCCTCATCAAAGGTCTCATCGTCACGTCTAAACCCAACTCGCATCACTAGCCTCCTTAAGGTCACGTTCTGCATCTTCACAACAGTCCTTGCACATAAACACGCCGGTTCGCCATCCAATGATGACCTCACGAACCCATGTGTCTTCATCAGGCCACACGTCTTGCACGAACTTACCTGTCAGGTAAAGCCTGAGCTTGTCAGTGTCTACCGTTGCGGAGTCCCATGAGTGGCATGTCATACACTTCACAAAAAGGTTCGCGTATTCCATCACTGGCCCCTCCGTGCTTGAGGGTTGTGGTGGCGTCTGCCCATGGGGTCACGTACCGCCACAATCTGGGCTTGCCCATGGTGTAAGGCGTTATTGAATAGGTGGAAATCAGCAAGCCGTTCAACCTGCTTCTCGTTTTTGTACAGCGTACCGTCGCTGCCAAGTACCGTGTATTTAACCTTCCACATAGCGTTTAACCTCCCAAAGTCATTAGCTATGGTCTAAAGATAAGGCATTCTTGATTGCCTGTCAACACTTTTGTTTACATTAATCGACTTTCTTGAAATTTTATTTGAGCCTTTAGGTCTGATATGTATTCCAGCAGTTCGTGCCTATCAAATTTGACTATCTGCCATTTGGTCTGACTGAGCCATTCCACGTAGTCTGCTCCATACATATCCACCATGTACCGGTGATAGTCGTCATGGACTTGGGTCAAAAATCTATTGCAGCGCTTGCACTGCGGATGGACGTTTTCCTCACGCAGCTTGTGATACTTGTACGTTCGGCTAATAAAATGACCGCCATCCATTTCCTTCCAGTGCTGTACCCGTCCGCATGTAACGCATTCTGCCAGTCCGTCAGGAGCCGCCGCTTTCATACGGACAAGCTTTTGAAGTAAGACAGCAGCTTGGTCGGCTACCTGCGATGTGGTCTTGCTTTTTTTTGCCATCTGCTAATCCTGTCTTTTAGGGAAGGGTACGCTCACGCCTGTAGTTTGAGCAAGGTGTCTTGCTATCACTTCTTGTATCTCATTTACCTGCTGGCGCGTCAGGTCAGTGCTTGATGTTTGCGAGGTAATGATCTGTTGAACGGGATCCCAGAGATGCTGTTTGGCCCGCTCTTTATTCCACGGTATTTCAATGTTTGGCTTGAGCGTTTTCTTCATGTCATAGCCCGCGTCATTGAGGGCTTGCGCTATTCGTGACAGCCAAAGCCACATCGCATTGTTTTGCTTTTCTGTACGCTGCTCATCTTTATCGCATTTGACGTTAATGCTTCCATGCTCTTCAAGCATTTGATCACAGTAACGGACAAACAACAGTAGCTGATGTTTATCTTTAATCGCCCACTGGACGCCACTAGCCTTCGAAGACATGGCCGTACTTGTTTAAAAAGACTGCCCGCATTGCATCACGCCGGTCACTTGGAACCCAGCTTATATCGCAAAGCTCGTCATTAGCAGTCATCTGTTTTGTAGGCGTTGGCCCATCTGTTTTGACATCTTGCGCAAACGGCGATTTGCCGCCTTTATCCTGTGCGCGTTGGAGCCAGCTATTTATAAACCGCGTTATGCCGCGCTTCGTCTTACGCTTTTTTGGATTGGCGTGTAACCATCCCGCCATCGCGTTTAGCTCTTGGGTAACATTCACAGCGGGGTACAAGTCGACCCACATTGCAATGTCGTTATCAGGTACTTGGTAATCAGTACCGTCATTAAGCTGCATCAACATTTATCAACCTCCATAGGAAACCTTACTGGTAACAGCATTAAAAAAATTATCAATAGCGAGCTACGTGGGGTTGTATTGAATCTGGTCATCTATCCCGCAACCTGCTCTCGGTTTTGGGGGCGCTTGCACTCACAAGTATCGTCGTCTCCAAGGTTCTCCCGTTCCTTGGCCTCACGCCCAACAGCAACGCAGTTGTCATGCCAGTATATGAAAGGTATGATTAGCACGTTGATCCCACGTCAACACTATGCCACACACTCCCACGAACACAAGTGTTCGGTGCGGCACACACCACTGAAAGCCCGAGCCTAAAAACTCGGGTTTTTTTATGCAGCATCAAGAGCAATAAACTCATTGACGGTCATGTCAAAAATGTCAGCCAAGCTCTGAACGGTGTGTATCTTCAGATTGTCTGAGTTTTTCCATCTGTGCATCTGCTGTCGAGCCACGCCCATTTGAGCACACAAATCCTTAGTCGACACGCTGCGCACCTCTTGGGCGATGCGTATGCACCTCCCAACATTGCAATGTCTTGTTGACATAAAAACTCCTATTACCTACGATTTAAGAACCCTTCATATGGGCTCCGTAGAAACATTTCCCCCAGCCTCCACTGGGGGTTTTTTTTAAAACGGTATATCGTCCTCAGGAAAGGTAGCTTCTACCGGCCTGTTTTTTGGTGGCGCGGTGACAGCCGCTTTCGCCTGATCAATACCCTTAGCCGCTCGCTGCCGCTGGCCTTCCATTTTAAAGTCGTCTATAGCCACAAAAGCGACATTGCCTTTGTCATCTGGCTCCCTAGACCTAAGCACTTGCAGCAGTAGATAAGGCTGGTCACATGATTGAAGCTCTTGGATAGCCCTAGCGCAATCAATCTTTATGTTGGCGAACACAAAACTTGGCGTGTCAGGATATCGGTTAGCGTAGATACCCTTCGGGTAAGTAAGTTTTTTATCACTCATGATTTGCTCTCCATAATTATCTTGGTGGCTTCTTGGCGAATGTTCTCTGGCAGTCGGCCCCAAACCATGTTCTTTTCAAACTGCGACAGGTCTTGAGCGTTCTCCAGTATCTTGCTTGCGTCTTGAGCCTCAACGCCTTCCTGTATTGCAGCAGCAATCTCAAACAGCGTGTCATTAGCCAAGCCTTCTAGCTCCTTAATGACTCGCTTAAATGCAGCAACTTCACCCTTCGGTGCGCTGTTGTAGATGTCCATCTTCATCTCTTCAGTTTGAGACATATACCAAATACCAGCCTCATACTGTCCAGCCGCGACCCTGTTTCTAAAGTCCTCATACAGCTCATGCGGTGATGAAAGCGGCAAGTCCTCGCCAGCATAGATATAAAAACCTAGTCCATGCACAGCAATACCTTTCACAAGACACCTCATACGCGCCTTGTTAATAGCATCTGCCTCTGGGTGCTTAATCGCTTGATTGCGGTGGTTGGTAACAGCAAGCCACATCACGTGAGATCTGCCATTGATCTTCACGTTCATGCGCACCTCCATCGTGCCGCTTGGGTAATGAACGTCTGGCAGTATCTCCCAATCAAGATCCATGCCAGCGTCCTTGACTGCAGCAATAGCCCATGTCCACGAAAGGTAGTCAAAGCCACCTTTGTCCTTCTTGTTCTCATTGACGTTAATGTCGCTGAGGGTTCTCCACGTACTCATATTAGTCACTCCCATGACTTGGTTGATTTTCATACTCGTAACAATCGCCGTACCCGTTGTCGTAGGCTTGCGATTGTTTCGCGCTGTGGCGAATGCCTTGCTCACAGTCCGTCCAGCCACGCAGGTAGTCCTGCTCGACAAGCTCAAGATAGTCAGCCAGCCTATTCTCCATGTGAATCTGCTGTACTGGCTTAGGTGTTCTTATGCTTAAAGCATGCAGTGCATCTATGCTACCTGCGATTGCGTCCATGTCTTCCTGAGGAATTAACTTTGGCTCTACAAAATCCTTCGTCATAGCAGCCCCCTTAAAGTGAATCACGCTCAAGATCAAGCAAGTCGCCTGTCATGGCGTCGTAAATCTGCCTAAGCTGAATCTGCGATTGACCCTGCATGTCAGTCAAGCCAAAGTGCAAATCAGCCTTGTTTAACTCACCAAGCAAGTCATCAAACTTGTCGAGGATTTCATGGTACTGCTCAACGTCTGTATTAAAACTCATGTAATGGCCTCCCTTTATCATTACACCCTAAGCGTAAACAAAAAAGGTTACCATGTCAACATATTGGTATGCGGGAAGTGTTCTACGTGGAACTTTTAAGGGTATTCCCCTGTGCGGATCATGTGGGCTACCTCTAAGGATCGCTGCCCTACTTGACGGCTCCAGCGAGAGTCAAGGAACTCTTCCGCAGCCTTGTCATAGTCGCCGGTAGCCATCGCGGCCATGGCATTTTTGAAGCCAAGCAGTCTAGTCAGCCCAAGATTAAAACAGAGGTTTACTAAGGCGTCTTGCCTTACTGGGTCAAGATCAATAAACCAAGGCAGGGACACAAGCTCTTGCTTGCAGCGTTTGATATCATTTTCTAGCAGATAGTCAATTTCGTCGTCAGACAATCCAAGTGAGCCTTGCGCTATGCATCTGCCAACCCCAATAGTCTCGAGGCCGCTGCTGCACTTGTATACATGGGATCTTACGCCCTCATGAATGCGCAGCTGGTCAGATAGCTTGCTCATTTACTGCCTTTGCTTGCGCCAAAGTAAAAACTTACCACAGAAGACACAATACCCCCGAGGTAACCAAGCACCAAGTTAACGACGTTGAGGTCGTTTTCATCAGCAGGAATAATGGTAACCAGCAGGATATAAAAACCGAAAAGCAGAACAGACATAATCGCGATTGCTCGAGCCGTCCAATCTTCTTTGAAGGATTCTCTTGCATTTTGTACATCTGCCGTTTCTAGTGCAAACACATCAACATCAAGCTCTTTCATGCGGGCTTCAAAGTCAAGTTCCGCCTTTTTGATTTCTGCAAGCTGTTCAGGAGTTGCCTGTGAGAGCGCCTTATTTAGCTTCTGAGGCGTTGGATCGCAACCCAGTACGTCAGCAAGCATTTGGGCCGCAGCGCCCCCTACGGGGCCTCCAAGGGCCGCTCCGAGAGTTGGAGCAAGGTTTCCCACTAAACCCTTCAGATCATCAAGCTTCATCTCAAATACTCCGCGACTGCTATCGTCACAACAATGAATGGGTACATTGATATTATCATGGCCTCTACTCGATCAAATCGCTTGCCGCCATCATCTAGCTGCTTGTTGATCATCTCATAGCGGATAGCGCACTCTCGCTCATGTGATGCAAGATTGCTCTGATTGGTTTCAATGCCAGTTTGATTTTTATCAATTCGATCTAATAACTGCTTATTCGTTGCCATGCTACCCACTCGCTATGAATATCGCCGTGCCGACCACAATGCCGATCATAAGAAGGATTAGGATACCAGAGAGTATTTTCTCACGCATTTCCTCTTGTGCGTATACCAGACGCTGGCGCTCTCTAATAATTTCCTCGCGTATTTCTCTCAACTCTTGAAGGCCTTGCGCTCCGTACATAATATTGACTAACTCAAATATTTCACGCCTTTGCGCCTCAACCCTTTTTCTTGCGGCTAATGCTTTGACGGCCTCTGCCTCTACACTTTGCGCAAATACGACTTGTTTAAATAGGCTAGGGTTTTGTTTTTTCTTAGTTGCATAGATGCAGTCGCTTGCGTGACCGTACCAAGTACCTATTTGTCCTAGTACGTCTTCAGCTTGTTTTCCATGCTCTACCATTGCCTTCACCAGTGTGAAAGCTTTCGTCGCTGCTGCCGCTGCTGTGATTGGATCAATCAAGTGCCGCCCCTAGTGAGCCAAAGTCTGATGGGGCATTTATAGATTGCTGAAGGTATGTAGTAAACGTATTTTTTTTGGGTGACTACGTCTTTGTAGACGCACATGGTATGAGGGACTAATCGGAAGCCGACGTATTTGACTGTGCTGCTTTCAAGGATTATATAAAGGGCGATGCTGTTCATGCGCCCTCCACAGACATTAATTAATGTTCAACAAGCTCTAAATCTTCTGAATCGGAATCTGACTCTTCAATAGATTCTGCTGGCGCTTGTTGTGACTTTGCTTGCATTAAAGCAATCTGCGCTTCCAAATCAGCAATGCGAATTGCTTGCTGCGCATTTTGACGTGCTAATGACTCCATACGCTGACCCAAAACGAACTGCTCTTCAGTTATTTGTTGTTGCTCTGACATAAGTCATCCTTTCTTGTTGGTGATGACAGTATTGTGGTGTCAACATAAGTGTTTTTCAAGTTAGTTGCCGCCAGTATGGTTGATGTAATACGTGAACGTCGAACTGGTCGTATACGAGGTTGCTTCAGCGTGTCGAGCCTGTAACGTAATCGTCCCCGCTACGTCGATTTCGCCGTTATTAGACATAGTGCAGGTCACAGTAATTGCTGACTCACTGCCGCCGTAACTGTCGGTATATGCGAACGTGTGAGAGCTTCTGTTAGCCGCTACCGTCAGATCACGCACTACACCGTCGAAGCTAATCTGAAACGTGCTGAGTGTCCCTAGATTGTGCAAAAATGACGTCACTTCATGGGTGATGCGATAGTCAACACCGTCTTCCATATCTGGCCCGAAGCCCATTTCCCAGTTGTTTCGGCTCCAGTTCAGAACAACTGAGTCGTTGCCAAAGCCAAAGCCCGACAGGTTTGGTGGGGGAGTAGAGAAAAATATTGTGGTGAAAGAGTTG